ACCGCACTACTTTGCCGCATAGAATGAGGACTGTTGAATTCTTCACAAATCACGTACAATAATAAACAAGCGGCATAAGTCCCTGATGCAACTTTTTATCCAATACACATACATCCAAAATAATATAACTTCAAGGCGCAGCCGACGCAAATTCTTCACGGTTGGGCCGGTGAGCGAACAAACTTAAGACTTCTGCAGCCATCATACTCTTCGTTAGATTTGAAAGGGGGTTTAATTCCTATACAACCGTCTATCCAGCAAGATAGTTCTATACCAAACGTTGTTGTCGTTGTTCTTTTTATTATCTTTTTTCCCGTAGGCCTGTTGTTAATCCTGCTGAGGGCCATAATTGATCGAAACAAACCTTACGCTGCAATGAAAAACCATTATTTCTCAAGCCGGATATTGTTCGTCTTTTTCGGCCTTCTCTCTATCAGTTATTTTGCACAATTATTTGCAGGCAGCAGCCCTCTCTTCTATGTTTACTTCATTTGTATCCTTGTAGTCTTTTTACCTGCGCTTTATATGCATTTCAAAGCAAAGCAGCTCAAGAGGAAACTGGACGATGAGGAGATGCACAGACAACTGGCGGACAGAGAGTGGTTTGAGCAGCAGCAGAGAATGCAGTGGAATGCCGAGCAACAACGTCAGCAAAATGCAGGTCCATATCAGTACCAGCAAAACGGGGTGCAACAGCAATATTGGCAAAATCCCATGCAACAGCAACGGAAGGATACGGTACCCCCTCAACCTAAGACGGTTACCTGCACAGGCTGTGGAGCACGAGCCATGATTCTTCCTGAAGAAAACAAAAACTGCGAATATTGCGGCTTTACATTAAACTATTCGTAAGCTTAATGCATTCAGCCAGTGCAGAAAGCCCGTTCATTCAACTCCATCATCTCGTTACATTATTTCACATTGAAAGCAAGGCAAATGTAGAGTAGAATAAATGATATATTAAAATCCTCGAAACAAACAATAACATATACATTCAAACCGGTGGAGCCTGTCAACAAGGGTTCGCTGCGTCTTATTTAAGAGAACCTCGGTTAAATGCCAGGTTCTTTTTTTTATTTTCTTCAAAGAGAGGCGATTATGGATGTCATTTATTTTAAGCCTTGGGCTGATTATTTTATCCACTAAGCTGGCAGGAGACCTTACTGCGCGGCTTGGGCAACCTGCTGTGCTAGGCAAGCTGCTTGCAGGCATTCTGCTAGGACCGGCCGTTTTGGGATGGATCAATCCTGGAGAGCTCATCGGACACTTTTCGGAAATTGGCGTATTATTACTCATGTTTATTGCTGGGCTAGAGACGGATATGGACCAGCTTCGGAAAAATTGGATGTCATCCGTCGCGGTTGCTGCAGGGGGCATCATTTTGCCCTTTTTTGGAGGATACAGCCTCTCCCTTCTGCTAGGACTGTCCCAGCCTCACGCTTTATTCATGGGTCTGCTGCTATGCGCAACCTCTGTCAGCATCACCGTGCAATCCTTGAAAGAAATGAACCAGCTTGGCTCCAGAGAGGGAACAACCATTTTGGGCGCGGCTGTCGTGGATGATGTTGTTGTCGTTGTTCTTTTTGCCGTTATGATGAGCTTGCTGGGTGATGCTGAAGCCGTCTCCCTGCCTGTTATGTTATTGAAAAAAACAATCTTTTTTATCGTCATCATTGCAGTAAGCTTTGCCGTTCCATTTTTGATAAAACTCATGTCCAAAATAAAAGTGAGCGAAGGTGTAATGAGCGGTGCTTTGTTGCTCTGCTTCGGTTACTCCTATTTCGCGGAATATATGGGCGTTGCCGGAATCATCGGCGCATTTGCGGCAGGACTCGCGCTGTCACGCACAACCTTCAGGCCCGTCATCGAGCAAAAGGTAGAGCCTATCGCTTACACCTTGTTTGTTCCTGTCTTTTTCGTCAGTATCGGTCTTAATATCTCATTCGAGGGACTTGGCAGCCAAGCATTGTTTATTGTGCTTTTGACGATAGTTGCCATTATTACAAAGATGGCAGGCGGCGGCTTGGGAGCGCGGCTCACCGGCTTCAGTTCCAGACAGTCGCTGGCTATTGGCTCCGGCATGGTTTCGCGAGGAGAAGTGGCACTTATTATTGCATCGGCAGGTTTATCGGCAGGCTTGCTACCAGCGAGCTATTATACCGCAATCGTCATGGTCGTTCTCTTGACGACCTTGATTACTCCGCCGTTAATTAAGCTATTTTTTCAAAAAAGCAGCGAAAAAGCAGTGGCTCCTATGACTCATCAGCAGATGTAAGGTTATAACGGGGCTGTCCAGAAAGTCAGTAAAACTGACCATCGGGCTGCCCCTCGTTACAAGAAGGATATTCGGCACGTCTCGAACTGGACGTACGAGGAGGCGGATGACCGATTCATTTGTCCGAGCGGCCGTTACGTTCGCTTTAAGAAATACCAAACCAAGAAAAACGGATCGGGCCTGGAGCAAAGCTTCAAGATTTATGAATGTGAAGATTGCAAGGGATGCCCCTTTAAGGCTAACTGTACGAAAGCCAAAGGAAACCGCCAGGTTCACTGGAATACGATTGGGGAAGAGTTAAAAGCTAAGGCTAAAAGAGCCCTTGAGGATGACGAAAAATCCGCGATCTATGCTCGGCGTAAAGTCGAGAGCGTATTTGGTCACATCAAGGGCAACCGCTAGTTCCGACGCTTCTCCTTGCGAGGGCTGGAGAAGGTTCACACGGAGTTTGGGATTGTGGCTCTAGCTCACAACCTGCTGAAAGTGGCGGGGATCCACCTCGCCATATCCCTGCAAAAGCAGGCACATAAAAGGGCTGGACGGAAAACGTTATGTTTTCTCGCTCAGCCCTTTTATTTTAGGGACTTTTTGGACAGCCCCAAGTAAAACGATTCCTGTTAGATGTATCTGCGCAAACGTAAAGTTAAATAGTACGGTGACACAGGACTAATGTAACTCGTAGGCATAATGCATATAGCTCCAATTGTTCGCTCTGGAAAAATAAACAATGGCACGTTTACATTACTCGTACTACCCGCTGGTACGGTAAATCTTAAACCTAATGACTGGTACGACGATGATGAGGTGGTGTTAGGATCAGGGGATGTGTACATCATGTATTCTACATCGACCGAATTTGCAGTAGCATGAGAAAAAACCAACTCTATCCCAAAAAAACCGTTTTGGCTGCCATTACTGTTTGTGTGTGGAGACCGCGCATAATAATATGAGCCGAAATAGAATACTACGTTTATGTTCGGGTTGTGCGGCCAATTATCAACAATATCAAACGGCCGATATCCTGTATCCAACCACGACCCTTCTACCATTGCAAAAATTTGACGTGCAACTTTATACTCACCATCTACTCTCGCTTTTACGTTAGCAACATCCCGCCATGACCCTGATGCGTCTCTTATCTTTTGCATGTCACCCTCCTACACATATTTAATCCATACGTCCCCATTTTGACCACCAAATGGATCAAAGGTTGATAAGGTTATATTGCGTACCGCTCTGGTTCCTGGGGAGGTGGCGGCGGCGACTACCGGACCCAAGAAAGTACCTCCAGATATTGGCATTTGTTTAGCATTATCCACGCTACCAAGACCCACATCCTCTTTTTCCAATACAACCGCCCCTGTTTTACCTGCAACGGATAGTACGGTATTAGGGGGCGTAAGCAACTCCTGCCAGTTGGCAAGCGTAAACGCACCTGCTACTCGCAGAATAAAAGTTTTATTTAGATCGGTGCGGACGGCCACATCTCCGACCTGAGCCGTAAGAGCAAGCATAGCCGCTTGGCTCGACACGACAAATGTGTCGGTGATAGATAAATTAGGCAATACGCTATCCGCAAGCTTTCCGTCATTCCCCAGCACCGGAATGTTACCAGTTAAAGTGCCTGTGTTGCGTTGAGCTGCCGTTCCCAGGCTTGCCGAAAGTGTATTGAGATCAAGGGCGTTATTATCTGCCTTAGCCTCAATGTAATCCAGTGCGAAGTTCTGGATACCTTCGTGCTGCTGAAGCTTTGCAATATCCTGCGTAGCCTGCGCCACGGCTCCGCCTAATGTGCTACGGTAGACCAGCGTTGCATCTACGGCATTGACGGTGTAAGTGTGCTTGTCCAATGCGATGTAATCGACAAAGTATTCCGCAGCTGGATCGTAGTCAGCAATGGCTATAACTGCTTTACCTGATCCATAGGCATTTCCAGCTCCAAACTGGATTCTCCATAGAGGGTCAATTTCAGCGCCTTTATACACGGCTAAAATTTTTTCCGCCCGATAATCCAATTTAGACACTGGCAAATTAGTGTCATTGATGTAGTACAGCCCCCCGCTCAAGAAAGGAGTCACTTTTTCACGGACGACAACGCCCTCCAGCAGTTCGACCATATTCCCGCCCTTAACCATCGCCATCCCACCCAAGTCGCCGGACAGTTGCTCCGTGATTGGCGTAGCCCTAACGTAATCGAGCGTTGCGTATGCGTCCCAGCCGGGGGCTTTGTTGGCGGCAACGTAAGCTTCCGTGTTTGTGGCTGGTGCTGCGCCCGTTAAGACGGATACCCATGAGTTATAGACGCTGCCGTTGTTTCCGTTCGCCTTCCAGCCGTTGAATGGCGCTTTTGCAGCAAGAGCGGTCGGCGTGATCCCATCCACCCATCCTGTTTCCGCATTACTTAACGAAATCCACAATGCGGAAGTACCGGAGTTCCATGTGTCAGCAGCGATTTCGGAGTTCCCATCCTTAATTACACTACCGTTATATTTAACCGCATTTATTGGTCCGTACTGCTTAATCGTTCCGGAAAAATACGAGATCGGCACGTTCACTCGCTTATATCCAGTGTAGTTGTTTGCGAATGTAACCGGGAGACTCCCGTCCACTTTATACCCTAATTCCCACCGCCTAAACGCCTGCCCCGTTGCGCTGTCGTAGCTGTCCGCTATGCTGCGGTCTACGTTGCTGGCTAGGATTGTGTCGACGTTGGCATATTGCTGAGTACGAGGCTCAAATGTTGTAGCTACATTTCCAAGTTCAAGTTGCAGATTGGAAAAGGTGAAGGTCCCTATCAGCTCTCTATTATCAAGGATGATTCGGATATACTTCGCACCAGCCTGAGTTGTTACGGTCCTTACGAAGACATTCGCTTCAGTACCTCCGAGTATTCCCAGACTACTCTTATCCGCTGCCCTTCCCTCAATGTACATACGACCAGATAATGAGTTGAGGCTAACAGTATATGTGGTAGACGGAGCACAAGGTATATCTATAAATGAGTTTTGAAAAGACGCTGTCGCAACCAATCTCATTTCATATGGATTTACAATGCTGGCGTTCGGACTAATCCCCCACGCCGTAAACGGAGGATTCATATTCCCCCCCCCCATAGCCACCGACAGCCCGCGCGTATGCTGTACGCTGTCTACATAAGGCCAACGGGCATCAATTGCGGCTCCGGTTATCGTTGTTCCGATGCTAGAACTATCAGAATCGGACACTTCATACATTCTTATTTCATCGAAATAGACCGTTGCGTTGTTATTTAATCCGGTAAGACCAAATAGCAATCTAAACCCATTGCCCACTAAAGTATTTGCTTTTGGTATTTTTATACTGACAAATTGCCACTTACCAACTAAAGAGGTATTTGGATTGATGCTATATCTTCCGTTTAAAGTATTGAGGTCGCGCAGCCCCATAACAATCGAACCAGTCACGTATGAATCAATATATACCCATCCGCATAACAAATAGTTTTTCGTTTGATCGAGGATGTAAGTATAATCTCTATAAATATATGCGTTACCATTGGAATCACTTCGCGACATTTTTACCGAATAGGTACCACTTCGCTTTTGTGTTGTTGAGAGCTCTGTCGTTTCACCAAAAATAGTAAAGGGTGTTAAACTCTCACAACCGCCATCGCTTCCCAATATGTTACAGATCGTATTGCCAATCACTTTAAACGTAGCCCCGCTTGCTTGATCCGATTGGATGACGTTGACTCCCCTGCTTATGGGGGCGGGGATGGTTTGGCCTTCTGCTATTGCTGTCGTAACGTTATTGAGTTCCTGGCCAATCTGATTCATGTCAGCAGGCATAACCGTATCATTCATGCCCCAATTTGTCTTTGCCAATTACACCGCCTCCTTCACTGTTATGGTCTGAAGCATCATATGGTCGGCCTTAATGGGTACATTAACCGCAATGCTAGACAATACCTTATTATCTGCTGCCTTTAGTTCCACGAGCGTAATCAGTGAAACATGAGCAACAGGCACAACATAATTTAGTGCCAGAACGTTGTTGGTAACAGACTTAACTGCAAAATCTGTAATCTCGTAGGAGCTATTCAGCACTACCTTGGCCACTCGCTCCTCAATATAAACTGCCAGCTCATTTAAAAATGATGCCGTTATCATAAAATAGACACCCCCGGTCCCAACGTTACGAATGGTTTGGAGCCAAGCTGCCAAGAGCCATTCGTTTTATAGTTCCATGTCATGGGTTGCATGCTAAGCCCTTCCTCAATCTCCACTCCCCCCTGCAACGGGGTCTGCTGCTGGTAGGCCAGATTTACCGGCTTAACCGTGTTAATGGTATGCAACACCTCATTAAATACACTAGCGTTGTCAATGTTGGTAGTGACGGTCAGCAGAAACGATTGCGGATCCACCGCAACCAGTGTCAGGCCCGGTCCCGCAATCAAATCAAGCCGCTGCTGTAGAAACCTGATGGTGAATGGTGGCTTCGTCTGATAACGGTTCAAGATACGCCGGCGTCGAAAGGCCAGCGATTCCGCCGGGCTTGTCTGAATCCCCAACATCATCTCCCGGCGGCGTACCGCTTGCATACCGGACGTCATAACAAATTGGTCATTAAAAAGCTGGTCTATCGCACTCTGCAGCAGATCCAGCTCAATCGTCTCTGTATTGTCCAGCTCTCGAAAATCCTCAATTAATCGGTAATAGTCCGGCAAATGCTGCATGATGCGGTCAGCCATTGACAACCACCGTCCCTATTAGCGGCACTTCATCTGACCTAAGTGTCAGATTCGATGTAGCTCCATTAATTTCTGTGCCTGTCACATCCTCCACACCTTGTACGGACAGCAGTCGGGCGTCAATCTGAGCCGTCCGAATGGTGAGCTGCTGTTGATGAGACCAATCTTGCCGCAGCTCCAGCAAATAAGTCGCTATGGCCGCTTCCACATCGGCCAGAATCTGAGCGGGAATCAAACCGCTAGATAGCGTCAATGTTGTCTCCATATTGATCTGTCGCCCCGTCACGCCAACGACCGTTACCTCGTGCCCGATTGGTGCCAATCCGACTCCCTGCCCGCTATTAATGGTCGGATCCATAAGCGTCTGCACTTCATCGATCAGTGCGCTAGATGGCACAGACCAATCCGACGCAATAATCGTACATTTGACCGTACCCCCGCCCTGCCAGGCTGGATAGATTTTTACTGCTCCAATACCAGGGACCGCACTGAGCGTTTGCTTATAGTCGGCCATATTACCGCCAAATGCCGGCTCATTAACCGCATCATAAAATCGCTGACGCAACGCATCGTCTGCCTCCTCGTCCTCTCCGGGCACCAACACGTCGCCCAATGTGGCGCGGGCCAGATCAGCCACAAAATCAATGGGGAGCAACGCACCAAACTGCTGATTGCCGATTACTCCGACTATCTCACAGGTCATATGGAAGTTGCCCAGACTGATCCGCTGGGTTGCCGAGTAGGTCATACTTCCGATTGCCCACCGTGTGCCAATCGGCACATCCATAAGACTATTGCTTGCATTAAAAAACTGCCCCAATCTCACAGCAAAAGTTGCTGTATTTCTGTTCACGCCAAACTCCGCTGTTTTTCGGCTTAAATACTCCCCGCTGGCCGTATCTACAAAAGACAAACTATAATTTGTATCTAAATCAATATACAACTGCGCCAGCTCTGCCGCCGCCGGCGCGCAAGCATCATAAATGACGCTCCCTTCCCGTTTGTCCATCGATTCCGGAACACGGGCAAGCATCCGCTCCAAAATGGCGGTAAACGTCATATGCTCATACATTACGGGTCACCTCCTCCTCGAAGCTTCCAAAATCAGAAACAACCGTAAAACGAACAGCTAGGCCATCTCCAACCACGTTTACGGTTGTATTTTCAATCGAATTGATCCGGTCATCCTGCAATAACGCCTCGCTAATCATTCGCGACACTTCCGACTGCACATAAAGCACATTCCCTCCTATTAATGAGCCCAATTCATGCCCATAATCAAAGGTATAGATTTCATGCCAAAAGCGATCCGTTTGTATTGCCTTAAAAACAGCTTGTCTAACAGCCTCCAACCCGTCAATCCTTCCAGATGCCCGCCCCTTTTCAAAATCAAGCTTATAGGTAAGCGAGGGCTGCTGCTCCTCCTGAACGGTAATGTTGGGAACACGATCTCCCTTCGGAATCATGGCTCCACCACCCTATCAAGCACAACATATCGTTGCCCGCCTTGCATTCGCAACAACAGCAGCTTATCTCCCATTTCCAGTCCTCGCCTGATGATGGCAGGCGACTCGGCAAATGCCGTTTCGGTTACCCGGATGGAGGTCCCGCTTCCTCCTGCATCTGTGTAGGTATGCGAATGCTGCAAATCCAGTTTGTGCTCAAGGAGAGATTCCGGCACCACCAAAAATTCCGAGGTCAGAGTAAACCGCTGGTCCACGCGGACAGCAAGCGGACTTTCCTTTTCCACTTCTCCATACAGAACTGCAACGGGATTACCCGCTTCAACAGCCCCGGTTCCTGCTTGTTTCATGACACCAAGCAATCGTTCAATGCTCATAATACCTTCAACTCCAATGTCATCGTATGTCCGCCCGAGAATCGATGCGTGCATGCATCAATCAGGAAAGGCTGATTTATGTCTAGCTCCTCAATGACAACAGGAACATAACATCCCGCGCGAATGTCTGGGTCGCCGATTGCATCCATTGATATAGAACGCGTTTCCCGGTTTTTCAGCTGGGACAACATATTCAGCGTCTCTTTGATCTGAGCATCATTCATATCATCGTCTATCTTCTGGTAGAGCTGCAGCACACCCCAACGGGCGATATTAATACTGTCCTCTGCCACGTGTAAATCACGCTTGCCGCTATCTTTGTTTTGTTTGTAAAGCTTGATGCGATTATATGTGTCTTTATCAATCGAACGTTTATATGCATAATTCACCATCAAGCTGTCATCGCCAACAAGTACCTTGGCAAGTAAATCATCCACTTTTCTTAATGTTAACTCGCCAAAATCATCAAAAAATACATAGTTTTCCCCGGAATGAATAAGCGTCAAAGCAAGTGACTTATCAATAATATCAAGCAGCTTTTGCCCATCCTCAATCATGGAAGCAATTTTATATGAGGGGACATCTATTTGACCTAGTTGAAGATTGAAGTCCTTTGCTATCCGTTGAATGACCTCTGCAGCTGTCACGTCGGAAAAAGTATAAGTCTCATTGAATAAGAGGTACCGGATTTGATCGTAAGCCGTTATCTTGACTGCCTCTCCGCTTCCCGAATCAATGTTAAAGATGTACCCAAGAAATATATTTTTCTTATTGTAACGAAGGATTACCCTGTCCCCGTTGTCATATGAAAAAAGACGGCTCTGGTAGAGTCCGCCTTTTATCAACGTAAATTCAAGTGTACCGGGTTTTCCAATACGAGTGGTTTTCCAAACCACGCCTGTCACCAATTCCGAAACGTCCCATATATTCCCTCTCTTGTCATCAAGCGTCATTTCAATCATGGCAGCTTCAGCACCCTTCCAATTCTAAGCAGCTTTAATTCAGCGTTGGTGATGTTGTTTAAGTCTTGTATCTCTTTCCATCGTGTTCCATCACCCAGCTGTTTTTGTGCCACCTTCCACAACGTATCTCCTGCCATCAACGAATAGGTTTTGGGTGTTGCTTTATCGTGGCTGCGAGGGGGCTGATCCTTAATCAGAACCGGTGAAGCCAATTGCTCGGTTTGCTTTAATTTAACTTTACGGGCAGAGAAAAAAACATACTTCTGCAAAGTCAGCGAATAGGATAAATCGCCGCCGCTACCAGCAACATCCTTCCAGGA